GCTCGCGGACACGCTGCCGCCGGCCCCCGTGACGCCAGCGGCCCCGGCAGACGCTGCCGCGCCCACGCCCGGCACGGTCGCGCCCGACCCGGCGTATCTCCAGCCGGACCTCGACGCGCTGGCGAACAGCGCCGTGCAGGAGGCGCTTGGCACGGCGGACGCGGCGGACGATACGGTAGCGGAGGCGACCGGCACGGACGACGCGACGGCGCCGGAGGGGGACGCGGCGCCGGAAGTGCCGGAGCTGCCGGAAGGGTTCGTGGCGCCTCCGGTGATGGACGGTGGCATGGCGACCGAGTTCACGCTGTACGACGATCAGGGCGCGGTCGAGGTGCCGGCGCTGATGGTCGAGTACACGGCGAACGGGAAGGTGCGGAAGGACCGGCTGGATATCGTGGTGCGGATGGCGCAGACGGGGGTGTACAACCAGGAGCGCGAGGACCGGATCAAGGCGATCGAGAGCGCGGCCACGGAGCGCGACGAGCTGGCGGAGATGATCCAGCAGCGCGACCAGCAGATGGAACGGTTGCTCAGCGACCCGGATTATCTCGCCCGCGCGCTGGCCGCCTACGCGGACGAGATGACGCCCGAGAAGGAGGTCGCGCGGGCGCGGCAGGAAACCGCAGACTTGCGGGTGCAGCACGAGTTGCAGCAGATTGCACAGCACGGGGAAGCGTTCAACGCAACGGAGATAGCGCCCGCGATCGAAATGATCGTCACGCATCTTCCGACGATTACGCGCGAAGAGCTGACCCAACGTATCGAGATGGCCCTGTTGGCGCACGCGGACACGCTGCATGGAGTGCAGGTGGTCCCGCCGTCCCGCTATCCGGCGATCCGGAAGTTTCTCGTCGAGGACTTGGCGGTATGGGCAAAAGCTACCGATCAGGCCCGCTCCCGTCGCACCGCTTCGGCTCCGGCGTCTAAGACGCCCACGCCCCCGGCCGCGAAGGATACGGCACTGACACGGGCGCAGCAGGAGGCACAGCGGGCAAAGAATGCCGTGGGTCGCGCAACGAAGCCGGCGGGAACGCCAGCGACGGGCACGTCCACGAAGCCGCCCGCCACGCCGAAGCCCCTCCCCAAGAACGCGACGGTAGATGACGCCACGAACGCCGCGATGGATGAGATCCTGGCGGCATACCGCAGCTAACCGCACGCAGGGGGAACGATGCCAACACCAACCGTCATTACCGATCAGGAGCTTACTGGGCTCCTCAAGAATGTGTATTCGCAGTTCCGTGAGAAGGTGCAGAACCTGACCACGCCGCTGGTCGCGCAGCTCCAGAAGGGCCGTTCTGGCCTTCGGAACATGCGATGGGGCGGTAACAACGTGTTCTTCGATGTGGTCGTTGGGCGCCCGTCCGGCTCCACGTTCTCGCCGTCTGGCTACTTCCCGCCTGACACGGCCGCGACGGAAAAGCAGGCGAACGTGGGGATCACCCGCGCCTACACCACGCGGCAGATCGACGGTCTCGCGTTCGTCGGCACGCAGTCGAAGGAGATGGCGTTCACGACCATCGCCACCAAGACGATGGAGGAAATCAAGGACGCCTCCACGCTGCTGATGCAGCAGTCGATGCACAACAAGAAGGACGGCATTGTCGCGCTCGTCGCGTCGGTGAACAGCACGACGGAGATCGTCGTCAATGCGCCGTACGGGATCGCCAACGCCGGGCAGGGCGCGCTGCTCGTCTCGATTGGCGACTACATCGCCGTGCTGGATACGTCGGGCTCCAACGCCGTCCTCGGCAAGGCGCAGGTCACGAACATCACGAACAGCGGCGACAACGCCACGTACACGCTCGGGACCGCGATTTCGGGGATGGCCGCGACGGACAAGATCGTGAAGGCTACGACGTCGGACACGTCGTTCGACGCCTCCATGCACGGTCTCATCGAGATCACGAATCGCGGCGGCGCGTATCCGGGCCTGCACAACCTGTCGGCGGCCACGTATCCGATCTGGAACGCGACGCAGATGGTAGCGGGCACGGACACGCCGGACGTGAACCAGCCGACTGAATCGGATATTTGGGATCTGATCCAGAAGATCAACGGCTCGTCCGGCAAGGATGCGATGGTCAAGCCGCGTGACTTCCTGATGCTGACGACGCCGGGGCTGGCGAAGAAGCTGATGGAGTCGATGGTGGCGCAGCGTCGGTTCACGGCGAACGAGTTCGCCACGACGATCAAGGGCGGCTACAAGGCGCTGGAAGTCTGCGGCATCCCGTGCGTGCAGGACTACTATGTCCCGGCCGGCACGATCTACCTCCTGCACCTGCCGTCGCTGGCGAACGTGGACGCGAAGGAGTGGGGCTTCATCGAGTTCGAGGGCGCGGGTCCGTGGCGTTGGCTCAACGGCCGCGACGCCTTCGAGACGACGTACGGCTACTACGGGAACCTGGCGTGTCTGGCGCGTAACGCGCATGGCTCGATCATCGGCTACACCGACACGCAGCGCTACACGCACGTCATGTAATCGGATCGGGTCGGCACGGGCGTTTCGGCGCCCGTGTCGCCCACCACTTTCTCTCGGAGGTGATGGTGGCGTATATCGACTTTCGGCCGCTGCCCGGGCGGCTCGGCGCGTTCCCGAATCTGCTGTGCGGCGTGTGTACGACGACGATCGCGAACAGCGGCACGACCAACTACAACCTCGGTGGCCACCCCGCGCGCTGTTACCTGAACCGCGCGATGGTCTCTGCCGGCACCGTACCCGTTTCGGCGTCCGGTACGATCCTCGGCGTGCTCTACAAGTACGACGCGAGTGCGAACGCGGCGGTGGCGTTGACGGGGAACATCGACGTGGAAGCCCTGACAGCCAACGAAGGCACGGACGTGGCGTTCCTGTCCACGCTGACGGATGCGCAGCGGACGCTGGAACCCGGTGACACGGTGCGGTTCGTGGTCACGACGACGAACACGGTGGGGACGGCAGCGGTCGATCTCCTTGTCCACGTCGAATTGCTGGTGCTGTCGTGAGTGTGATCCTGAACGCCCGAGGAACGCCGGAGCCGTCGCCTGATGTCCAGGCGCGGCTCGCGCGTATCGGGGGCGGCCTGCATCTGCGCTACATCGAAGGCGTGGCCGGCGTGTGGGCGATCTGCCGGACGTGGCCGGGCGAGGACCACCGCCGCGCCCGCATTCAGGCCGAGCGGATGGACCCGGATGCCGCGTTCGACATCCTCGGCTACCTGCCGATGGCGTGCCCGCCCGACGAGGCTGGCGCGTACGTGGAACGCTCGCTGCGCGCCTTCCCGGCCAGTGACGTGCGCCGGATCGCGGACGCGGTGTTGGACTGGAATACGCGCGTGGTGCCGCAGCAGATGGCAGACGCGGCGCTGGGCGACATCCTCGACATGCCGGACCCGAGCGCCTCGACCCGGACCCGTGGACGGCGCGTGCGGATCGACGTGCCGGCGGAGTAACCCGCGATGGCCGCTATTACGCGCGGGCAGTTGATGGGCGATATCCGGCAATTCTTGGACGGTGAGACGACCGTCCGCTGGCCGGACGCGCTGGTTCGTGCGGTGGCGACGCGCGTGTACGACGCGGAGTGGTCGAACATCCTGAACGCGGCGCCGTACTACACGTTCGCCACGTACACGGTCACGACGGATGCGGACGGCAAGTTCCCGTTCTCGGCGCTCAACAGTGGGACCGGCGACGCGCAGAAGAACTTCTACCGCATCATGGCGATGACGGACGGCAGCACGACGTACACCGAGACGCGCTTTCAGGACGTGCCGCTTGGCGTGTCCACGAACTACGCGCGCTACTTCGACCGGCTGTACTACCTGGTGGGCTCGGAGACGCAGGTACTGCCCCCGGGCGCCAGCATCGCGCTGACCGTGAGTGTGAACTACAAGCCGACCTCGCTGAACGATCTGGCGTCCGACACCAGCACGATTACGTTCCCGGACACGGCGCACCTGATTATCGCGTATCAGGCCGCGTCGGAGCTGATGCGGAAGGGCGGCACGGAATCCACGGCGGCCAACGTCTTGCAGGCGATGGCGGCCGAGGAGCGCGAGAAGCTGCTGGACGACCTCCGCCGGCGCACGATCCAGCCGACGCGGATGGCGTATTCGGACGCGCGCGGCGATTGGGCGGGCTGATGTCGCGCCCGAAGGTGGTGGACGCGCAGCCGTCGATGGATGGCGGCCTGAACGTCATCAGCGATGACGCGGCGCTCCAGCCGAACCAGCTCCGACTGACGGACAACGCGCGCATGACGGTGTACGGGGCGATCACGAAGCGGGGCGGTACGCAGCGCACGTCTGCCGCCGCGCTGAGCGCCCATGCCGTGCAGAACGGCTACACCTGGCGGAAGGACGGCGGGACGCAAGAGATCCTGGTGATCGTGAACGGCGTGCTGTACACGACGACGTGGGGCTCCTTCCCGCTGACGTACACCGCCGAGACGGGGACGATGGCCACCACGGGATCGCCGTCGTTCGCGCAGTTCCGGGATGGGACGAACGATGTCGTGTATATCGCGGACGGGGATGGTCTGAACGTGTGGGACGGGGCCGCGCTGACGACGGACATCTCGGGCGCGACCGCGTGTGCGGATATCGTCGTCCACAACAATCGCCTCTGGGGGTGCGGGAACGGCACCGCGCCCGACTCGATCTTCTACTCGGCGCTCAACGACGGCGACTCGCTCGGGAACGGCGGGAGCGGCGGCGGGCAGATCGTCGTCCGGACGTTCGGCGATGAGACGGTGGTGGCGCTGGCCAGCATCAATACGTCGCTCCTGATCTTCCACCGGCGCGGCATCTCGCGCCTGACGGGCTACGGGCAGGACGACATCACGGTTGCGCCGACTGGCGTCACGGCAGACGTGGGGCTGATCGCGAAGCATAGCGTGACCGTGGTCGGGAACCTCGGCTACTTCGTCAGCGAGCGCGGGCTGTACCGTTGCGACGAAGCGACCGTGCAGCCGGTCGGGACGCCGCAGGTGCCGGACCCGTTGCTGCCCGCGGTCCGGGCGCTCTCGGCGGCGGAGTTCGACCACATCCGGGCCGCGCACAACCGGGCGACGAACGAGCTGTGGATCAGCATTCCGACGTATGGCCTGTTCATCTATCACACGATCCTCAATGCGTGGTCGGGTCCGTGGAACGGGGCGTACACCGCGCCCGCGACGACGACGCTGTTTGAGACGCTGAACGCCAGCGGGCTCCCGGTGCTGTTGCGCGGCGACGCGACCGGGTGGGTGTCGCTCTGCGATGCGCCGGCGTCGAACATGGACAACGTGGGCGCGGACGGGAGCGGCGGCGAGATCGTGAATATGGT